TTAAAGAGTTTATAAATATGCTAAAAGCTATTTAATTTTATTTTATACAACTACCATTATAACAAGTAAACGTATTACAATTCTATGAAAACACTTAAATACACTAAGGTAATAAGAATAGACGAAGAAATGCTCCAGACGTTTAAAAATATGAAATTATTAAACGTAGACGTAGGTAAATTTATAAGAAACGCTATTAACGATAAGTTAGATAAAGGTTATAAACCTAAAGAAGTAGAAGATAATTTTTCTAACCAATTAAAAAAAGCTATTCTAAAAAATAAATTAAAATATATTTTTTTATTAACATTTTATTTATTATTTTTGATAAATAATTAAAAACAAGACAAAATGAAATTAATTGACAGATTGAAAAAAGAGTATAAAGACAAACTAGAATTGCATAATGCAAGTTATCCAATTTTAATTGGTCTTATATGCTTAGAGTTAGAAGAAATTACATTAGTATCTAGTATGAGATACGGAATTTGGAAAGATTTATATTTCTTTACAGGTGTACAATCTCCTTATGATTTATTTGATGAGATTAAGTAAAGAAGCGTGGGAAAAATTAAGACTTCAAATTGAGTACCACACAGAACAAGATCACAACTTAACTGATATCAATATTAATTACCAGTTAAGAGTGCCAGAAATAGGAACAAGAAATTATTTAAAACTAGCAATAAAAATAGACGAATGACACACACAGAAGACATTATGAGATTAAGACAATCCTCGCAAGATGATTTAGTAGATTATTTAAATGCAAGAATTATGGCATTAGAAAACAGAGTTGAATTTTTAGAAGGACAAGTAACAGTATTAAAATTAAGATAATGAAAACAGACAAATTAAAAGAACTTTATTTAAAGTATGAATTAACTCCAGATGATGTTTACAAGCATCAGCACTACACAATTTTAACTAGACAAGGTATTGATAAGATACAAGCTAAAGAACAAATTTATGTAGATTATGAAGTTATCAAATGTGAACCTAACTTTGCAGTATTTAAAGCAAATGCACAAAAGGAAGGTAAAATGATACAGACTTTTGGAAGCGCATTAAAAGGAGATACAATTAAAGATGGAAACACAAACAGTTGGTATGTGGCTGAAATGGCAGAAAAAAGAGCAATGTCAAGAGCGGTATTAAAACTAACTGGCTTCTATGAATTGGGAGTTTTTGGAGAAGATGAATCAGAATCATTTAAAAGAAAATAAATATAATTATTAACCTAAATTAAATAGAATTATTATGAGTGCAATTATCAATTACAGTTTAAGAGTAGACAAATTACCTAAGGAAAAATTTGTAGCAGGAAAAGATGGTGCAGTATACATCAACTTAACAATGTCAATTAATGACGAAACAAGATACGGAAACAATACAGCAGTATTTGTTAGTCAAACTAAAGAAGAAAACCAAGATAAAAAACCTAAATCATATTTGGGAAATGGTAAAGTAGTTTGGAATAATGGAAGTATTGTAAATGCAGAAAAAGAAGTAAAACAAGAAGTATCTGAAGAAGTAGCGTCTGATTTTCCTTATTAAATTAAATAGGGGTGGTTTAATAGCCACCCTTTTTTTTTATATATTTGGACAAATTTATAAACAATGACAGAAGAACAGACAATTACGCAAATGGAAATGGAACTTGTTGCAGAAGAATGCAGGATAACAACAGATGAGATTGTTGCATATCCTCCAACTGCTTTAAGTTTAGGAGAAAAAATAATATCAACAAAAGATGGAGATATAAAGATACCAATACCAATTGGAACCTATGGAAACTTCTCTTTTGTACAGGCGCCACCAAAAACAAAGAAGACATTTTTTATATCACTTTTAGCAAGTGTTTATTTAAGCGGAAAGAATAATTTTGGAGGAAATATAAAAGGAAATAGAAATGGAAGGTGTTTAATTCATTTTGATACAGAGCAAGGTCATTGGCATAGTCAAAGGGTATTTAAAAGAGTTGAAGATATGACTGGATTAAAAGACTTTGGATGTTATCAGACTTATGCTTTAAGAACTATAAATTATAAAACAAGGCTAAAATTCATTGAATGGACTTTAGAACAAAATAAAGGTAACAACGGATTGGTTATAATAGACGGAATTGCAGACCTTGTAAGCGATGTAAATAATCTTGAAGAATCTAACCTTTGTACGCAAAAATTAATGGAATGGAGTGCAAGATATGATTGCCATATTATAACTGTAATACATAGTAATTATGGAAGTGATAAAGCAACTGGTCATTTAGGAAGTTTCCTATACAAGAAATGTGAAACAGCAATTGCATTAGAGCCTAATACAGTTCATAAAGACAATATAACAGTAAACTGCAAATTGAGTAGAGGTTACTCGTTTGAAAGTTTTGATTTTAGTGTAAATAAATACGGATTACCTTTTGTGGTTGGTAACATTTACGACCCTTTAAAAGATTATATAGCACAAAAACCTAAACACGTAGAAATACCATTTTAAATATATGTCAAAATTAGTTGAATTAGCATACAAGAAACACAAGACTTGGATAAATATTGTAAAGTCTTTTGGTTGTCCTGCAAATATACAAGAAGATATAGTACAGGAAATGTATATTTATCTTATTAGATATGAAAGGGAAGGTAAAAACTTATGGTATGGCGACCAAGTGAACTACTATTATGTTTTTAAACAATTAAGAGGAATCTATGTACAGTATCTTCGTGCTAGTTCTAAAATTAAAAAAGTATCTTTAGATGAAATTGATAAACAGTTTGAAGAAATAGACCCTTTAGAATATGAAGCTCAATACGAGAAGTTTCTAAACAGCTATTTGAACGCAGTAGATGACGTTTTCTGGTACGACAAGAAAGTATTTGAATTGGTTGCTAAAGGAAAGAGTATTGCAGAATTAAGCAGAGATACAAAGATTGGATATTATAGCCTTTACAATACTTATAATACAGTTAAAAATAAACTAAAAGATGAATTGTTATGAAACTAGGAAATTTAATTGAATTAATTACAACCTATACTGGAATCAAGTGGCTGGTTAAAAAGATATGGGGAGAAAATTGTGGATGTGAGGATAGAAAGAATAAACTTAATGACGTTGAGTTATGGTAGAAGAAGATAAAAATATATGGGTTGATTTTAAAGCAAACGTTACAAATAAACTAACTCCAGAATATAGAAAGATATTATGTACATTACACGCAAAGTATTACAACCATAAATATCACGAACCTTGTAGTTGCAATGGTAAGATTTACTTAATGTGGATTGCTGATATTGATAGAAAATATTAATCTAAATAAATAAATTTGAACAAACAACATCAACTAGAAAAATCAGTAGTAAGCATTTTAAATTTAGATGGATGGCAATTAAATTGGACAGGAGAAGGAAGTGAAAGCTGGGATGCAGAGGGTTTAACTCCAAAAGGAAAAGAATGCGTTATAGAGATGAAGTTTAGAAATAAACATTATTCTACTAAGATGATTGAAAAGTTTAAATACGATAAGCTAATAGCTACTGGTAAGGTTGCTTTTTACTTTGTTAATGACCCTAAAGCAAATTATATGTTCTGGTTAAATGATATTAAGATGCCAGAACCTGTAAACAAATATTGTCCTATGACAACTATGTGGAACAACAGTAAAGTGTTAAAGCCTTGTTATCTATTAGAGGAAAGCCAAGCAGCAATGATTAATAATAATGATACAATTTATACGATGAAAAAAGAAATTATACAAAAGTTAAATCAGTTATCTGACAGGATAAATATTCAAGAAAGAGATGAGGTTTTAAAAGATATTGTTAAACTGAAGTTAAGTGATGACTACGAAGACTTTAAAAAAATAAAAAACAAATGGAATATATAGGATACGAAATTAATATAACGCTGTTTAAAGGTATTATTTTTGGCGTTATGGAGGAGACTTTTATAGAAAAAGAAGTGATTGAGAAGGATTTTGTAATATATCTTGGTATGATAAACATTTGCTATACAAGGATTTACAATTTAATTTAAAAATAATTAACATTTTATTGTTAATAATTAAAATAAGTTTTGTATATTTGATAAATAATTAGAAACAAAACAAGGTAAATTATGAAAACAATAAAAAGAATTATCAGACAGTACAAAGAGAGTAAAAATATAGTGCCATTTAAAACAGTTATTTTAGATACTGGTATTATTTGTCAGCATTATAGAAATGGTAAAATAGAAGTTATATAATGAAGGCTACGCAATTACATTATGACAGTGGTAGAGATTATGATATTATAGATTTTATAAGAGATTATAATTTAAACTTTTGCAGAGGAAATATAATTAAATATGTAGCACGTGCAGGAAAGAAGCAAGATGAGTTACTTGATTTAATTAAAGCACAAGATTATTTAAACAGAGAAATTGAGTTATTAAGAAACAAAAACAAAATAGACAGATGACACAATTAGATTACGACTTAGACGAATATTATAATGAGAAAGATTATGAATGTACAGAATGCGGAACACCAATAGAAAGCAAAGGTGTATGTAGTAGAGATTGTTTTAAAGCATCAATGTTGTGATTTTACTTGTAGATGCAGATAGTTTAATATTTGCTAGTTGTTATCGTAAAAGATTAACTCCAGATGATAGTCCTTATTATAAGAAACTATCTGATGCGACTGATAAGTTTGATGAGCAACTTATGTGTATTGTAAATGACCTTGAAGAAAATTATGATATATACAAGATACTTATTTTTAGTGGTTCACTAGGTAACTTTAGAAAGCTAATAACAAGCAAGTATAAGGCTAATAGAACAAACCAAGAGAAACCGCCTTTATTAAATGAAGTACACGCATACGTTAAAGAGAAACATAATTCTGTTTACGGTTACGGAATAGAAACTGATGATATGGTTGCTAGGTATTGGTATAATTTATCTAAAGAGTTTGGCAGGAATGAAGTTATGATAGTTTCAATAGATAAAGACTACAAACAGTTTCCTTGCTTGATGTATAATTATCATTACAAGCATAAAGTGGTGTATGATATTACAGAAGAAGAAGCTGTGTATAATTTTTATGAGCAAATGATTATAGGAGATACAGCTGATAATGTAAATTATTTTAAAGGCAAGGGAAAGAAGTACGCAGAAAAGTACTTAGCTGATTGCAATACTAAATATCAATACACTAAAAGAATGTACGAATTATTTAAACAACAATATAAAGGAAAAGCAAAACAAAGATATATAGAATGCTATAACCTTTTAAAATTAAGAACAAACTAAGATGTTAGAAGAATTAATAAACTACACAAACACACTATTTAATATAGATATTTCAACAGATTCAAGAAAAAGAAATTTTGTTGATGCAAGAGCCTTTTATTATGAGTTAGCAAGAAAAATAACTATATGTAGCTTATATGAAATAGGAAAGCCTTTAGGAAAGAATCACGCAACTGTATTGCATAGTTTAAATAACGTTACTTGTTTTTTAGATAGAGAAAAAGTAAATAGAGCATTTAAACAATTTGAACCTATTATAGAACAAAGCTCTAAGAGTTATTCTTACTTGTTTTATAAAAACAAAGAACTTGAATTAAGGTTAGATAAAATGACTACAATGATGAATGATTTAGGAATAAAATTAAACGAAGATGAATAAGCAATTAGATTATTTAAAAGTTGTATTGATTGGTCAAATGCTAATTGAAGCAATAGAAGATTTAAAAGGAACTACAAAGTACAGGCAAGATATAAAGCTAACTGGCAATAGACTTATTAAAATGCTAGAGGGTTATGTTAATGAAGACTTTGACACAGTACATAATAACAATGAAGAAATGACAATGAATGTTATGAGAAAAATGAATAGTCTTATTGATAAGATATCTTCTTCAAATATAGATAAACTTG